CCCAAACACACACGAACAGACTTAGCAGTCAAATCAACAACATGGAGACAGAGCTCCAAAAACTTAGGACCAGTACAACCATGTCCAATAGGTTCGGCAACTACATACTGACCACACGAAGGGCAAAACCTCATGAACGACATAAATATACCTCCTCAATAAACCAAATACAAGTAAATTATTTGAAACAAAACCCGGGGGACTTACGCCATAAGTAGGCCGCCCCCGGGGGAAAACTAACCAATACGAGGACGAAGAAAACGCCTCATCGAAGCAACATAAGGATGAAACTTACCAACCTTCTCTTCAAGCTTATTAGTAAGAGAGGTAATCTCACCAAGAAAATCTTTTTCAAGTGACCTCTCCAATTTAAAAGCCTCAACTTCAGCCGCACTCACCGTATTACGAGAAGGAACATCAACCAAAGATTTCTCAGCCATTTTAAATACCTCCGTCGAAGAATTTAACAACACACAAAGTATAACACAAAAACAACAAAAATACAAGTAAATCTTTTGAAACAAAAGAAAACAAAAACCGACACCAAAAGGTGTCAGTCCAACCAGTTACATCAAGGGCAACCTGGTTGGACAGCCGGCACCAAGGCCGACAACAACCGCCAGAGGCGGTCCGCAGGCCCTTCCAGGGCCCTTGCGGTAAATAAAAAGCCCCCCAAGGCAAAAGAGCCAAGGGGGGCAGAATAATTAACAACGAACAATCAATAACGCGAAACGAGCTCCGTATTAGAAAAAAGAGCCGCTTTCGCTTTAGTAGCACCAACAGAAGAAAGAACACCAGTCAAGACAGCAATTAGAATCTGAATCCAAGTACGCCATTTATCACTCATTTTTTATCACCATCCTTTTTAGGATCATCAACTTTAACAGGATCAACAACTTTAGGTTTAGGAATAACAAGCCCAAGCTTAACAGCCTCATCATAATTAGTAGGCTCATTAATAAACTCAAGAAGCTTAGAAGGATCATTCATAAAGCGTTCACGCAATTTAGAAGGCAAAGCATTAAAATTGCTATTAGCTTTATTTACAAGATCCATAGCATCCTGATAATTAGGAACACCAATAAAATTACCAAAAACAGGAGTTTTGGTATTCAAATGAGAAACGAGACCAGTCTTTTTCGCCTTATCAATAATACTATTTACATCACATTGTTTACGAAAAGACTGTTTAGTACGACCACCAACAAAAGATTGAGACAACCGTTCACAAGAACGAATACTCATAATAACACCTCACTTTTTAATATTACCAAAAATATGCGGACGCCATCCGGGCCTATAAGTAAAATAACTATCCTTATCAGAAGAAACAGAAGATTTAAGATTAATATGAGGAGACCAACCGGGACGATAATTAGACTTTAACTTATCAATAATAGAATTACCTATTGTATAACCCCTTCCAAAAAAAGACTTTTTTGGAGTGTCAGCAAGAATAGCATCACGTTGAGCATTATTCAAATCAATACGGGAACGAGTTTCAGCAATATCACTTTTTAAAGACATAGCATTTAAAGCAGAATTTGCAACACCTTCCATTACATTATTAGATGAATAAGAGGCCCCAGTAGGAGAAGAAGCACCAGAACCACCAACAGCAAGAATAGGATTTAAGCCTGCCGCACGTAAATCAGCAACCTCCCGCTGATGTGCAGTAGAGCTCATCCTTTCTTGAAAGTCCATTTGTTCAGAAGCAGAACGCCTCAATGCAGAATTTTGAAGCAAACCACCGATAAATTGAGAACCAGTGGCTGCAGCAAAAGCAGCACCTAAACCAAAAGACATATTAAAAGTGATCGACCATGCCAGGAACACCAAAAATAGGCATGGGACGAGCACACCGAAGATTAAAATAAGCATCAAACAAGAAATGAGGTTCAGAAGGAACAGCAATAACCCTATCAATAGGCGGATTATCCTGAATGAAATCCGAACCCAATTCAGGAAGAGTAGCACCAAAATCTTGAGAAACATGCCAAACATCAAGACTTTGAGCATAATCAGATCTAAATTCACCAGTTATCATAGAAGGTTTATAACGATACTCAGCATACCTTTCCTGATAACCAAATACACCATCTTTTTGACCAATACCGTCACCGTCAGGAATATTACAATAAATTTCACGGTTTAAAACAGCTTGTTCGCCAAGATTGGCAAGAGCAGGCCAAAAGAAATCAAACCGAGTCCGACGGGAAAACATACGATTCATACCCTGCTGATAAGTAAGATCGGCCCTAACAGAAACAAGACCGATAATAACACAATGTTCGGTGAAAGATTTAGTGAAAGAATGACCACTAAATGAAGCAGTCCCAAAACCCGCAAGATTACCTTGAGAATTAAATGACGTAGGAGTAGAAGGAGAAGCAGAAGTTTGGGCAACAGGATGAATATTTACAGGGGAAGAACCACCGCCCAAATATTCAGGACGTTGTAAACGAGCATCAGGAGAAATAACTCCAAAATGAGAACGAAGAATTTCAGTATAACGGGTACCGCCTCTAGCATCTCTCTCATAAAGACGCTGAACTTGAAAAGCTTCACGAATAGAATTAATAGTAGCCGCAGTAGCATCAGAAAGATCGACCTCCAATTGAGAAGCCGCTTCCGATGGGGTAACATTCATGGCGGCCCCAGCAAGATCACCCTCAATAGGAAAATCAGGAGTAAGAGCACCAGTAGAATGAGGAGTAGCAATAACAGCACCATTAGAGGTATTAGTAGTAGCAAGAGTAGCCGCAACCCAATCGGATTCATTATAAGTCAAAAAAGGCATACGAGGATTTGAATTAACGGGAATAGGAGTAGCAGAACCGACGGCCTGAATAGGAGCAGTTTCACCAAGAGGGAGAAGAACATCAGGCCCCTTTTGGGGCCAAGGAAGGCATGAAGTAAAATAATCATGCCGCTTACCACGACGTAATAGAACATAATCACTATAAGTATCAGGCCCATTGTCACGATCAACAACAACAGAATCTTGGAGATTTTGATCCCTAAACCATTCATTCCAAATCAAATTATAGGCACGATGCCAAAGAGAATTAAAAGTCAAACCAGTAGTAGCACCACCACCAGACATGGGACCCGTAGGCAAACCAAAATAATCAGACAAAGAACCAACTTCAATTCCACCAGCACCAACATTGGGCCCAGTCATTTGAGGAACAACAAAATCAGTAGAATCATTAGGATCAACTTGTTCGCCATTAAATTTCTGCCAATTTTCCCAAATCAAACGAATAGGAACAGCAAAGAAAAAAGAATCCATAAAAAGATTATCCATCAACGGTTTAATAGGAGTAGCAAGACGAGCAAAAGCAGACATATTCATAGCAAAAGAATCACCCGGCAAAGCCTCATCAATAAAAACGGGAACCAAATAACCGGCATCGAAAGTGGTCTTATGACCATGAGACCGATCAAAAGAAGAACGCTGAATATCAGCTTGAGGAACCCGAGAAAAAGAATGCGCCATGACGGATTTCATACTATTTACCTCCCTCATTCGTTTGTTTAAAAGTAGAAGCAACACCAAGATTATTAGGCGTCAAAAGAGTTTCGAACTTACCAGTTTCATCATCAAAACAACCATGTTCAAACAAAGTAAAATCAGACGGATACTTAGAAATTTCAGACTTACCATCATTAGCAGTTTCCATAAAACCACGAATAGCCGCACCACTAGTCAACATAAAAAAAGGAAAACGAAAAGACGCAAGTTTAGTATCATAAACAGAGAACAATTTAATTTTCATATAACCTCCAATGGACGAAGAAGCGATTTTATTTGAGAAGATTTAACAATTTCCTTATCACGCAATCTAAAAGCATCATTTTCTAGACGATCAAAACGACGAGCACGAGCCCTTTTTAAAGACGCCAAAAGCTCAGGATTCTCAAGATCAAAAAGGGTATCATAAAACTTAGGAGGGCGCATCTTAACACCACGAGAAACCACAAAATCGGAAGGATAAACATCAGACTTGAACTTTTTAAACCAATCACTACCAAGACCAGGCCGACGACTCATTGTAACATATTCCGGCTTTCTACCGTCATAATGTTCAACAGCACGATCACCAGTAATCTTTTTCATAATATAACGAGCAACATAAGCAGCAGACTCAAAAGTAACATCACCAATCATACATTGGCCCTTATTCCAAATATGATTGAGAGTATCAGAAACATAAAGCCTAAAACCATTACGTATAGAATGTAACACTTTATCATCAAAGTCAAAATTGAAAAGACACGCATGATAATGGGGACGACCAAATTTTTCACCATATTCTCCACAATGAAAAAAACGTATTTTTTCACCAGAAAAATATTTGCGAAGTTTCTTCATAAACAATTGAAACTCCCTAACATCGATAGAACGATTTTGCGAAATATGATCATCATCATATGTAAGCGTAATAAAACAATTGCGATCATATAATTCACTTTCATGCAAGCACCTTAGAGCCCATTGCCGAGAACGCTCAAGCCGACAACCACGACATTGACCACAAGGCAACTTTAACTCAAACTCTTTAAAACCATCCCTACGATGAAAAACAACCGAACGCTTACCATTAGAACCAACCTTACCTCTCCACGCCTGAAGAGGATAAAAACATTGCATAGAAACTAAAGACGAATACCACCACGCATAGGCCCAGAAGATTGAACACCAGTAAACATATTCTTAGGATGAACGTGATTACCACCAGCAGTACGAGAAAAATACTTTTTCGAAGAAGACCTATTCAACCGGCGACGTTTTGACATCTGAATTATCCTCCACAATAAGATGAGAACCCAAACACACACGAACAGACTTAGCAGTCAAATCAACAACATGGAGACAGAGCTCCAAAAACTTAGGACCAGTACAACCATGTCCAATAGGTTCGGCAACTACATACTGACCACACGAAG